GCAGAAAAGACCATCGTTTGTGATGACCTTCTCATCTCTAGTGCATTCGTGTATGATCTGGATGAGACCCTGGCTCACTACTCGCTTCGTTCTGAGATCGCCAAAAAGATTGGTCATGCTCTTGCCGAAGCATATGATAAAAAGATCTTCCGTCAGATTGCTAAAGCTGCTCGTGAAGCTCACCCCATCACTGTTGCTCCTGGTCCTGAGCCCGGCGGTAGTGTCATCCAACTTGGTGTGACCAAGGAGTATGATGCTCAATCCCTGGTGGATGCCTTCTTTGAAGCTGCTTCTATTCTCGATGAGAAGAACCTGCCTAAGCAAGGCCGCTCTGCTGTGCTGTCCCCGCGTCAGTACTACGCTCTTGTGAGCCAAGTGGATAGCAATATCCTTAACCGTGACTTTGGTAACAGCCAAGGTAACCTGAACAGCGGTGAAGGTCTCTATGAGATCGCTGGTATTTCTATCAAGCGTTCTAACAACCTGCCCTTCCTGGCTGGTAGCGTTGCTTCCGTTAACGGTGAAAACAACGACTACTCCGGTAACTTCAGCACCCACTGTGGTCTGATCTACTACAAGGATGCTGCTGGTGTTGTGGAAGCTATGGCTCCTTCTGTGCAGACCACCTCTCGTGATGTCTCCGTGATGTATCAAGGTGACCTGATTGTTGGTCGTCTTGCTATGGGCTGCGGTACCCTGAATCCTGCTGCTGCTATTGAGCTGCAGTCTGCTCGTTCCTGATAACTAAAAGGTAACTAAAATGGCTGTTTCTGTTGCTAAGGGTAATAATGGCGTCTGTACAACTGACGCTGTTCGTATTTCTGTAGCCAAGACCCGCAAGGGTTATGGCTCTGCTGTAGCTGACTCTGCAGTGGCTTCTACCACTAAGGGTCTTCGTACTGCTTATGCAGGCGTTGAGTGCAAC